GGAAAAAGAGTCGGTTGTTATAGATATTATTTTCGTTGTGTCAACTGTAAAAATCAAAGTATTGCTGATGACGAGGGTACTATTTACTCTTGTAATAATTGCAGAACCTTTACTGATATTGAGGACGAAAAAGTTTATTGTGAAAACTATGCAAAGGACGGAAAATAATGCAAGATAGATTTAAGTTTCGAGTATGGCACGTGCCGACAAAAACAATGTACGAGGTTTATGAATTTACTAAAGATTTCATCAAAGCAACTCCAGATTTAGTAGTTACAAGTATCAGGACGCTAAAAACTAAAGATTGTATTCTCATACAATGCACAGGTTTGAAAGACAAGAACGGCAAACTCATTTATGAGGGCAATGTTGTCAAATATATGTATTACAATCCAAAACGTTATACAAAATGGACAGTAGTTTTTGACCAAAACACTTTAGAATTTGGTTTAAAGAATAGTTATGGTGGTTATTTAAGAATAACAAGATATTCTATTCTTAATAATAAAGTTGAAATTATCGGCAACATCTATGAAAACCCTGAAGTGATTGGCGGTGTGAAATGAAAAAATATACACAAGTTTATCAACCAACCCGAAGAGAAAAAGAAGTTTTGGAACTCATCTCGCAAGGTTTTTCAAATTCTGAAATAACAGAAAAATTGTTAATCCATCCCTCAACTCTTCACACTCATTTGACCAATTTGTATGACAAATACAACTTGTCAAACACCCAGTCCGAAAAATCCGTAATAAGAACAAGACTAGCGTTGCGATATTTGCAAGAAACAGGAAGATTAGAAGAGGAAATAAAATGCTAACAGAATTTGACAAAAAGATAATAACGGCGGTTGCTGATGAAAAGACAAACGTTGAAATTGCAAAAATGTTCAATCTCTCTGTCCGAGGGGTTGAGCAAAAAATAAAACGCTATTGTAAGATTTATAACGTAAAAGGAAGAATCGGACTTGTGAGGGAGTTTTTAAAAGAGGCTTAATGCCTCTTTTTTAAAATGTTAAGAATGTAAACACGAATTTTAAAAAAATTGTGTGGTTTTCCACACTCGACATTTTGGGTCAAAAGCCTTATACTGAAAGAGTTGGTGCAGGACTTTTAAAGGGCTAATCCAAAAAAGAGGACATGCTGTGCCTATGCACCGATTTCGAGTGTTTTAAAATTCGTTCATTGTTTGAAGACAGATTCCGAACCAAGTTCGGAATGACAAAAAGACGTTCGGAATGACGGGGCTGTCACCCCGAATTTATTTCAGGGTCTGATACAAAAGGAAAGGTTTAAACTTGCGTGTTTGTTTATGTTGTGGGGTTCAAAAATCAACAACCGCAGATGATTATTACAAAATCGACCGCTACATTAATAAACCTATTTTAAAAACAAAGACTGATTTTGGTCTAAAAGTGGCTAAAGAAACCGTGTTTATTACGATGTGCGATAATTGCGATTCTTTGGTTGTAGAAATCCACAGGCACGCAATAAACAAATTCGGCAAGAAAAAACTTGCTGAAAAAGAAGTTTTGAGAGGCAAAAAAGCCCTTGAATATTACAACGCAACGGCGAAAAATAGAATTTATACGCCGCTTGAAAGCCCGTTTGAAAAGCCGATAAAATCAGCAAAAACAATACCTTTTATTTACGGCAAAGTGTTAGACCGAACAACGCAACAACCGTATTACCTTGATGATAGCGGAAATGCAGGTAATATCATTAATCAAAATTTCATTACGATACACTCCAGATAAAGGTCTATTTCGGGGCCAGTTCCCCGTCCCCGAATTTCTTTAGCGAAATGAAAACATACACAGAAAAAGCAAAAAAGTTTTATAATTCCACAAAGTGGAAAAGAACAAAAAACGCTTATAAAGCAAGCAAGTTCGGAATTTGTGAACGATGCGGAAAGCCGAACGCTGAAATCGTCCACCACAAAGAATATCTGAACGATGTAAGGCTTGATGATGCAGACTACACGCTGAATTTTCAAAATTTAGAATTGCTTTGCATCGATTGCCATAATCGGGAACACTTCGAGAAATACTCACCAACGGTTGAGGGTACAAAATTTGACGAAAACGGAAACCTTATCGCAACCAACGATTAAAAAAGAAATCAAAAGGATTGAAAAACTTTTAAAAGAAAAATCAGTTGATGAAAAAATCATAAAACTCAATCAGCACTTGATTTTTCAAACCGCTTTTATGGGCTTGCAGTTGAAAAAACTTGCCGTAGATATAGACAAAAACGGTGTGACCGAACAGTATTGCAACGGTGCGAATCAATATGGAATTAAAAAATCTGCATCGGCGGACGTTTACGGCACAATGATTAAATCCTATATGACGGCACAAAAACAGATAAATGATTTAATCCCAAAATCCGAAAGTGAAACTGAAAAAAACGACGGGTTCGATGAATTTTGCGAAAAGAAACAAAATGACTTTTTAGATGATAGAAAATAACGCAATTTTTGAATATTACAATGCAATAAAAACAGGCAAAGAAGTTGTTTCTAAAAAGGTTCATCAGTTTTACAAATACATCACTCTTGAATTAAAAAACAAGAAAAGCAAGTATTATTTTTCCGAAAAACACGCAAATCACGCAATCGATTTTATCGAAAAATATTGCAAACACTCCAAAGGTAAATGGGCGAAAAAACCAATCGTTTTGGAACTTTGGCAAAAAGCATTTTTGTCCTGCTTATTCGGAATTTTACGAAAAACCGATAATTTAAGACGATTCAGACGAGCAATATTATTTGTTGCAAGAAAAAACGGTAAATCGTTATTATCTGCGGGCATTGGTAATTATTGTTTTATGGCGGACGGCGAGGGCGGTGCAGAATGTTATTCAGTCGCCACACAAAGAGAACAGGCTAAAATTATTTGGAACGAAAGCCGTTCTATGATTAAGAAATCGCCCGTTTTATGTAAACGTGCAAAATGCCTAATCGGGGAAATAAAATTTGGCGATAATGTTTATAAACCGCTTGCGAGTGATAGTAACAACCTTGACGGATTAAACACCCATTTTGCAGGCTTGGACGAAATCCACGCTTGGAAAGACCAAAATCTTTACGATGTAATTTTAAATTCTATTTCCGCAAGGGAACAACCGATAATTCTTTCAATTTCCACAATGGGGACGGTTCGAGAAAACGTCTTCGATGACCTGTACGATGAATGCGAAAGGATTATCAACGGATATTTTGATAAAACAGGTTATAAAGACGATTCGGTTCTTCCGATAATTTATGAACTCGATAGCCGCTCCGAATGGACAGACCCGACAAAATGGCGTAAAGCAAACCCCAATTTGGGCGTGTCAAAATCGATTGAATACCTTGAAACCGAAGTAAACAAAGCGAAAGCAAACAATAAAAAGTTAAAAAACACGCTTTGTAAAGATTTCAACATTCGGGAAACTTCAACAGAGGCTTGGCTATCTTTCGAAGAAATTTTAATTATGCGATTTTAGGGGCTGACTTATCTCGAACAACCGATTTAACCGCTTGCGGTTTGTTGTTTGGAAAAGCAGGCTTTGACGAGTTATTTTGGTATCCGATGTTTTGGTTGCCCGAAGATTTACTCGAAAAACACGTCAACGAGGACAAGGTCCCGTATGACATTTGGCTTAAAAACGGATATTTAAGGACTTGTAACGGAAACAAAATCGATACAGACGATGTTATTGATTGGTTGATTGAGGTTCTTGACACAAACCCCGATTTGATTATATCCAACGGCGGATATGACAGTTGGTCGGCTACGGAATTTGTTAAAAAGTTAGATGTGAATTTTGGCAAGGTTTTTGAGCCTGTAATACAAGGGAAAAAGACGTTATCACTTCCGATGCAGGAACTCGGAGCAGAAATTAAAGCCAAAAGAATTAATTACGGTAACAACCCGATAATGAGGTGGTGCTTGTCTAACACCCGTAGCGATACCGACAGAAATGGAAATATTCAGCCCGCAAAAACTCTAAACGCAAGACAAAGAATTGACGGAACAGCCGCACTGTTAAACGCATATACCGTTTATCTGTGGCATAAAGAAGAGTACCTATACAAAATAAATTTGTAGAATAGAACCTCTTTCTGTCATGCTGAACTTGTTTCAGCATCTTTGAAAACAGATTCCGAAACGAGTTCGGAATGACCGTTTGTGTCACCTCGAATTTATTTCGGGGTCTTTTGAAAGACAGATTCCGAAACGAGCGACTACCGAGCCAAGTGCGAAGGTCTTTGCGATGAAAAGACAAAGTCTTTGACATCGACAAACCGTAGGCACGTTTATGGCGAGGTGGTCAAGACAGTTCGAAATGACAA